AGGATTTGAATCTGGCGCTGTAGGCAAGCCATCTTCATAAGTTACTAAATCTATTGTACCTACCCTGCCAGTATAAATCTCTATCATTCAAACCCTCCGTTAGTTATAGTATTCTTGGACCTCTCTAGGAGTGGCCATTCTAAATCCTTCTTGTGTCTCGAAAATAAATTCTGCGTCTTCTTCAGACATAACTACATATGGATGTTCTCTAGTAAACTTATATCCATTAATTTCGTATGCTGGATTTTCTCTTTCCATTCTTACTAGAACGGCAGATTCTGCAGCAGGCTTCTTGTTTGTTTTTTTGACTGGAAGATCCACTTCTGCTTTTTCTGCTCCCAAAAACTTTGAGTACATCTCATATGTGATTCCTTCTTCTGAAAGTACAGAAATCACTTCATTCTTAGTTTTCAATCCTTCAAGTTCCACACCGAAGTAATCTCCAACCTCACGAAGTTCCTTAATTTTCATTGCTGTAAAAGACATTTTTATCCTTTCTATCTTCAACAATTATATCAGAAATAGCAAAAGGGGAGGATTTCTCCTCCCCTAGTGCTAGTGCTAAGAGTTAGATCAGGAAGCGACCTTAACGTTCTTAACAACTACGAAGGAATCAAGGTTTTCGATTGCCACACCTACGCGAACGAAGAGTGTGTATTCGATTGTGTCCTTCTTTGGCTTGAACTCGCGGTAAACTGTAACATCGCGCTTAATGCCGATGATAAAGTTTTGTGGGAATGTCAAGTGAACTTCACCGTGTTGGCCAGTTGCACCTGAGTAATCACCTGTACGAGTTTCGTCAATTAGTGGAACTTCAACAACTGGAATGCCGAAGGCGAATGGTGTTACTCCACCTGGGGCACCGTCTGGTGCTGCTGGATTTCCGCGAAGAATGCTAGAAGCGATATCTTCTGGAGTTGCACTAATGTTTGTCAAGTTGTACAAGTAGTCCTGAACCAAGTTGCTTCCGGTGAAGAAGCGCAACTGGTTACGACGTTGCTTGTACTTGCGTGGCATTTCCTTGAGGGCGCTGTTGAATGTGGCCTTGCTAATTGTATCGCCGCCAGCATCAACAACAAATCCTCCGTTAAGTGCCAACTTACGGAAGCCATTAAATGCCTTGAGTAAGTTGTTGCTGGACAGGGCTGTATCGCCATTGAGGGCCAAGTCTTCAATGTCATTGCCTGCTTGTGTTGCCATCAAACGGGCGATATGATCTTCAAGATCTGCACCTTCAATATTGTCCTCAAGTGACTCGCTTGAGAGTTCCCAGTCTAGACGGAGTTTCTTTGTTGTAAGAGATACCTTTGTGAAGGTTGCTCCACGATCAGTTTGGCCAGTAGTTGCACCTTCTGTTGCGAGAACCATCAGTCTCTCACCAACACCCACCTTATCAATCTCTGTTGTGTCTGCACGCATACGAATTGTACGAGCAGCGCGTGTCAGGATTGTTGCGTCAAACATGTAGTCAATGAAACGGTTTGATTGCTCTGGCTTTAAAAGGCCACCACCGCCTGCACCAACTTCAGTTGTGTCGATTACTTTTTGTAAAAGTTCATTGCTCATTTTGCTTTTCACCTACCTTTCGAATTTTTGTTTATAGGTCACGAACGCCGAGGAAAGAGCCGGACCAAATACCTTTTCTTATTGTTTTTTCTTCCTTTGATCCTTCCAGATCGCGGGACTTCTTAACAGCAGTTTCATTCTCCACCAGATCGACTCTTTTTTCGATTGTGTCAATGGCACTTTTGATGCTCTCAACTGCTTTGCTGAGTGAATCGTGCTTATCAGCCAATTCTGTAATGCGAGCGTCGATAGTCTTGCTCAGTTCTTCAACTGTAGTCTTTGTATCTTCTGCGCTCTTTGTTAAATTATCTCCGAAGAAAGTTTTGAGGTCGTCCAACATTTTCACAAAGTCGGGTTCTTCAACCTCAACATCGGAGACTGCAGCCTTCTCTATTTCAGTTTCTTCCAAAGCCTTTTCAACGTCTACTTCTTCAGTTTCTTCTACAGACTCTTCATTGGACACACCTTCTTCTGCAACCTCTGCAGAAGCATCTAATGCTCCACCAATAACTCTGCTCTTCTCTACATTCTCTTCTGTTTCAACGTCTTCATTCTTTTCAATTTCCATGTTTTCTACTGCACCTCCTTCAATATTGGTTTCATCTTCTGCCTGCTTTGCTACTGTTGGTTCAGGCAAGTCTTCAATTTTTCTTAGAGTACTCATTTTATGTCCTGCGCGAGTGTCAGTAGGCTCCCAGCCATTGGATGATTTTCTGTAAACTCTAATAAGTACTGCAGGATCATCTTCTTCTGCATTTATGGTGAAATCTGAGTCAGGAACATTGATAGATCCAGAAGTTGCTATTCTTTCAATCTTTCCTCTTGCTGTTCCGCCACTTGAATTCCAAGAAACGAAGTCTCCGACCTTTACAGATCCAGGAGAAGCCTTCTTAATATGTCTATCGACAGCCTTGCCAATTTCTTCATTCTTTGAAACGTCATTGGACTCTACCCAACCAATGTTTGTCATGTCTGAATTACAAACTAAACATGTTGAGGAATCATTATCTTTTGCTACTGCTATTTGATCTGACTCGCACCAGAAAATATTATCCATTTTAATCTCTGTGGCAATTCCTGTTGCTACAATTCGATCATCTACTTTTTGAATAGAAAACACATTAGCAAGTTGGTTGGCTGGACTATCTACTAATGACAATTCTACTAGTTCGTATTCTTTAATGACACGAACCATGTCGTCACCCTTTTGGACACTATCTACCTTTGTAATGTTTCCTCCGATAGAGAATCCAGAAAGTGTTCCATCAACAACCTTTTCCCAGGTATCTTGGGCACCTTTAGATACATATGTGTCTACAAAGACGCCACGATATGTTTGTCCAGTTGACTTGTCGTAGAATTGCTCTTCACGGAAATTAGTTACTTTGCCTACAGCAATTGGCTGATGCATTTCTCTTAAATTGCCACGGAATGTCTCAAAGGCTTTTATGGATGCCTCTGCGTCTACAATATCATTGTGTCTATCTACATTGTCTAGCGTGGCGAAGCCGGAGACAATTCTGCGCTCCTCGTCAACTTTAAAGAACGGAACAGACAGACTTATTCTGTCGCCGTCACTATGCCAATAAGACTTATTAATTTCCATCTCAAGTAAATGTTATCAAGTATTTAAAATAATACAAAAATTTTTCCACAATTATTCCACAACTCTGCCATCACCCTGTGGATTTCTTGCTTCTCCGCTAGAGTCTGGTGAGTTGTTTTGTCTTTGTTGATCTCTTGATCTATTTCTTGTATTTTGTGCATTCTGTTCTGCCCTAGCCTGGGCATTTAGAACTATTGGGGTATCTCCCCCATCTAATGCTGGCAGCCCCTTACGAGATCTTACTTCATTAGGAACAATAACTTGCATCCTGAGGTATCTTTCATCAATCTTTGATTGAGTATCTTCATCTGTAAGAGTAAGTTCATTGAACTTTAGTGTGAACATGTCAGTAAATTCTTTAACAATCTTGTTAATCTTCTTTTGGAAGTAATCTTGTGTTGGTCTAGTTACTTGTTCTTTAAAGTTCTTGTCAGCATCTCTAGCAGCAGCCAAGGAGACTCCCTGACCCATAGAAACCTTGGTTACTGGAACTCTGTGGGCCATAAGAATTTCATCGCGGTTCTCAAGGCGGTAGTTTCTAAATGATGAATCTTGTATCCCTGCCTCTACTGGCTCCATCTTAAATTCTACCTTGGACTGTCCATCGTCTGCTGGTAGAGGTATGTATAATGATCTATGATTTTTACCCTTCAGGCCAGTCTGGAAGAACTCTAGAAGTTTTCTTTGGGAATCATCAGACAACTTTGCTCCCTTGACTACAACGATGTATCTAGGCACAGCCTTATTTTCAAAGTAGTCTAGATTAAATTTGGAAGCAAACTCGTCGCCAGCCAATGCTGATAGTGCTGGGATAATGTCTGGAACCCCATAGTAGTTATTTGTAGGAGTGTACTTCTTAAAATGTATTACCTCGTTTGGCCTAGAATCATTTCCAACTGGATCTGGAGTTTCTGTATCTCCATAGTTTCTAAAGAATACGATTTTATTGTTGACTATTTGAATGAATCCGTCCCTGTTTCTACGAACTCTCATATTTGATGATGGAATTTGTCCTAAGTAGCCTATAGTTCCATCTACTTTTCTTCCTATTTCTAGGTATGCATTTCCTGTTGCTTCATAGTCAACATCAATTTTTTTCATAGTCTCAGTAAAACTCTCATCTTCATTTAGAGAGTCAAGAACCTCGTACATCCTAGTTTTTGATCTAGAAATTTTTCTTCTTAAAAAGTTTAGTTTACTAGTATCATCATCATCAATTTCTTCTAACTTTTCTTTAGTGTCAGAGGTTTCAATAAAATCATAGCCAAGGCCCACGGTATTTGATACTTTGGCATCGACTGCGGCATGGTGGGGTGAAGAAATTTCATAAACTTTTGCAAGGTAGTCCATGTTATAGGGAGGCTCTACAACCTCAAACATAGCATATCCAGTTACATCTGGATCTTCAATCTTCTTAGATCTAGTTCCAGAAACTCCTTGATGATATTTCTGTAATTGCCTAGTATTCTTTCTTTTAAATGAAGGAGATAGGCCGTCATATTTATTTATTACTTCAACGCTCTCAAGGAACGGGTCTGAGTGTGAATCTGATGAGTAATGGAAAAAATCATTAGATGATACAACGTGTACTTCAGAAGATGAATCTTCTACATACTCTGTCATTTTAGCCTCTTTTGCATGGACATTAATTCATCCCTCGCTGCGCCGTAATCAAGTTCGTCTGGGATAAGTCCCCACTCCATTCTTTGTTTCTGATACTCATATTCTTCATCTGTAACTCTTCTATGGCCTGACCAAAATACGGCGCGGCCCTCATGAATTCCAAAGGACTTAACTGTGTCTACTAGTAATTTTATTTTTTCCCTATCGTTCTTCTTTGCTGGGATATTTAAAAAGTTTTTTTGGTCATCTGCCACTAAAGATCCGTCTGGCATTTCCCATAAGTATAGACCGTAATCAGTTTCTTCAACCTCTGTAATTCTAGTTCTCTTCATATTAATATGATACCATTTTTCACTCTTAAATAACAAAATACGTCAATAATTGAGACATATTAGTTCGCTAGATCGATTTCTTCCCACGAAGATGTGACAAATTTGACCTTTGGAAGATCAATCATTTCAAAGTAGTCGCTATTTCTATAGTATGTTTGAGTACCCGCAGGCTCATCATTTACATTAATAGATCCTCCAGAAATTGATCTAGATACCCTTCCTATTAGATCTTGGTACTTGTCTGATGCAAACGTTGCGTAATCCATGTTTATTTCTTCATATATACAAATTTTACCTATAGATCCATTAATCATATTGGCAGAAGATTTGTTACTTCCTAAGTGAATATTATTGCTATTTAATGAAGGAAGTACGGCTATTATGTGATAGATTTCTCCTACAGAAATTTCGTATAGGGATGGTGTAGTTCTTAATTGTCCATCTATGTATAGATCATATGTTCCATACTTATTTAACCCCGCCGCTGAGTAGGAAAGACCTATAGATGTTGCTCCAGATATATCAAATATATTATAAACTTCTGATCTATTTGGATACTTGGTAATTTTAAAGATAAATTCAATAATTTTATAATCTGATGTATTCTTAATTATTCTACACCCAGATGATATTCCTCTAGTAAATTTTACCCCTATGTTTGAGTCATGTGCTAGCACGTTTGTCTCTCTACTCTTTATAATATATGGGCTATCTACATAATTAGAACTTATATCCACATTTGGGGTCAGCACAAAGTTAGAGAGTGATGAAATAACTTCATTTGAATTAAATGAAGAAGCGTATAAATTGTTAATTATAGGATTATCTAAGTATGCATCTTCAGTAGTCACTTCTGCATATATTTTTATAGACTCTGGATTTTCATAATTATTGTTTGGAATATTAGAAGGCTCGTAGATAATCTCATCATTTATAAAAAGGTATGGCTTGCTAGCATCATTAAAGGTAACTATGCTGTTGTTAGATGTATCCAGGCTGGTAGCAGTATATTCTATCCTACCCTTTTGAGATACATTTAAATTTCCATTAAATCTAAGCATATATAATTCTGGAGAATACCAATCTATATTATTAAACGTTGTTAGTGGATCTACTCCAAAGTTTCTAATTCTGTCTGGGAACGCATCATCAGATGAGGGGAAGTTGCCCAAAACTATCTGCGTATACGTTTGTATATTAGGAATGCTTATATCATTAAACTCTTGTGATCCGATTTTTACAGACATTGATAATTCTGTAAAATTAAACGCAAGGTTATACTGACCTGATACCAGGGTGTTAGACTCAAATAGTAGGTCTGGAGATGTGTCTCCAAAGTCGTTAAGAACAACTCCTACTATCTTATTAGACTGCTTTTTAATTGATATTGCATAGGCATTAGTTACTGGTGTTATTGTAAGTAAAGTCCCATCGCCAGATGTAGAGTCTAACTGAATTTGCATTTTTATTGTAGATGAATATGGGTTAAAGTATTTATCAACATTATCTATGTTTATAAAATAATCACCAGATAGCATAACTCCATTAGAGTTTAAAGAATAGGACCCGCCGTATAGTCCAGATGAAATAACTGCAGGCTTTACTGATGGCATATAGAATCCATTATTTGTGTATAAAAGATTCTGTGAGGTTACTTGATCTGTTTTTGCCAATTCTAAAATATCTACCTCTTTGGTAGCGTAAATAGAATTGTAATCTGTATTTATTCTATCTCCAGAGAACTTAATTGAAAGAGAATCTGAAAAATCTTGGGTAGCATAATTGATTCTTTTTATTATTTTATCTCTAGGCATCGCAAACGGATATAGGGCTATGGAAGATATAAAAAGTGGATCGCTATCATCAGAAAGTTCGTCCCAGACAACTGCGTAGTCTGACTTTTCTAGAAGGCAAGCATCTACTAAAAATATTTGTCCTGCTGTTCCAGAAACAGAACTTACAACATAGACCTCTATATAATTTTCATTGTATCCAGGGGTTAATGAAAGAGATAGTTCTTGCCATGAGTCTGCACTAGATATTACTACTTGATCTTCATAGTTATTTATTACAGATCCTCCTGAAACATCTTCGTATGTTTTACATATCAACTTCAAGGTAGTGCTTTCTTGACCAGAAGGAATTTTAACTTGAGTTGATAATTGATACTTATTATATTTTTTAACTGGCAATCTATCTATAATCTTTACCCCAGAGTTTGAACTTGCAGACCTAGAAATACTTAAACTTTTATCTCCAGAAAATGAATCTGTAGAAACACTAGATATAGTAGTTCCTGATCCATATAGTTCCCATCCTGTCGTCCCATCCTCAAAGGATGGGTTGAAAATTAAATTTCTTGGGCTAGAGCATGGGCCAAAGACTACAGAGGGGATAAGTGTAGTATTTATTATGTCGTCAAACCTAAAGTCTTCATCTAGTGAAACAGATACAGGATCTCTATCATCTAAATAAAGATCTACCTTTCTGTTTAAATATGAAATGGCAACA